CAGTTTGTTGTTAAGATGTATGGTGCTAAGACTGGTGTTCGTGGTGCGAAAGAGATGGGACAACGTCCTACATTAGCTGTGTTAGATGACTTAATCAGTGATGATGACGCTAGATCGCCTACGGTTATTGCCAGTATTGAGGATACTGTGTACAAAGCTGTAGATTACGCACTACATCCTACTAAAAAGAAGACTATTTGGTCTGGAACTCCCTTTAATGCTAAAGACCCTTTGTATAAAGCAGTAGAATCAGGCGCATGGCACGTCAACGTGTACCCAGTGTGTGAAAAGTTTCCTTGTGCAGAGGATGAGTTTAAAGGTGCTTGGGGTGATAGATTCGATTACAGGTATGTTACGGCCCAATATGATAAGGCTAAGAAGACTGGTAAGCTAGATGGCTTCAACCAGGAGCTTATGCTACGTATTATGTCTGAAGAGGAACGTCTAATTAAGGACAGTGACATGATATGGTACAAACATGCTAATGTTAAGACGAACCTGGGGGCGTTTAACTTCTATATTACTACTGACTTCGCTACATCTGAGAAGGAAAGTGCTGACTTTAGTACGATTAACGTGTGGGCGTACAACAATAACGGGGATTGGTTGTGGGTAGATGGGTTTTGTAAGAAGGCCTTGATGAATGAATCTATAGATGAGCTGTTTAGATTAGCTCAGAAGTATCATCCTCAAGAGGTGGGGGTGGAAGTTACTGGTCAGCAGGGGGGTTTCATTGCTTGGATACAGAATGAGATGATGAATCGTAATAACTACTTTACTTTAGCTTCAGGCCGTGGGAAGACCTCTCCAGGAATACGTCCTAATAAGGACAAGATGAGCCGATTCCAGCAAACTGCGGTACCACTATTCAAAAGCGGTAAGATATGGTTTCCTGAGGAGCTGAGGGACTCTGCTGAGCTATCTGAGATGATAGATGAGCTGTCATTAGCAACTATCAAGGGATTTAAGTCTAAGCATGATGACCAGATAGATAATATCTCTATGTTAAGTGAGTTTAATGCGTGGAAGCCTAGTGAAGTCTCAACAGATGAGCATAGTAAAGATGGTAGTATGTTATGGGATGATGAGGAGCCTGATAACGGAGGAGACAGTTCTTATTTTGTATAAAGTAACTACTCAACTACACAACGTGGTATGATAAATACCATAAGTATTTATTTAGGGGAAACCTTTTGAAAGTTTACGAGTATATGGACTTCTTAGTTAATGGTGAGATTAGCCAGTTAGCTACATCAGATGTTGGCGACTTAACTCCTGGAGCAGCCGCTCCTACTACAGTGCAGGCTAAAAATAGAGACAAGCTTCGCTCGTTTATTAACTTAGCTAACATCGAGTTGCATAAGAAGTTCAACATACTACAAAAAGATATGGAATTAGACTTCGCACTTAACGGTGAAGAGTTTAATCTGCCAGATGACTTCTTGCATGCTACTAGTTGTAGCTTCACAGATGGCGAAGAGATTGCTATTAACAATGATAAAAAGCGTCTAGTAAATGAAGTGGATGTAAACGTATCTGTAATATTCAAAGACCCATCTAAGCTAGTTATTAAAGGTACAGATGAGGACGGTAGGAAAGATATGCTCGTTACGTATACTGCTTCACCTAAATTAGCTAAGAGTATCACAGTAAACTTACAACTACCTCAGATATACACAGAGGCGTTGCTTAACTATGTAGCTTACAAGGCGCATGCTACGATTAGTGGTGACATGAAGGCTGAGAACAACACATATTACTTACGTTATAACGAAAGCTGTAAACAGATCAACTTATTAGGACTACGTAACCCGGATAACTTAGATGCTAATACTAAATTAGAAGATAATGGCTTTATCTAAGAAACTAGTGTTATAATAAAGACAAATTTATTGCATGCCAAATGCTGAGAACAACCTCCAGGAGGAGTTAAATAATGGCTTATTACGATACAATCAACCTTGTTGCGGGTGATGACAAACCAGAGCTTAACTTTACGTTAAGAGACTCAAACACCGCTGCGACAGGTGCAACCCTTGATGAAGATGATGCCACTACGTGGGCACCTATCGACCTTACAGGGCAAACCGTAAGAGTACATTTTCGCCTCCTAGGAAGTTCTGCAGTTTTGGATACTATTACTTGTGGGTTAACTGCACCGTACACTTCAGGTAAGTGTTTCATGCAGTGGAATCCCACAACTTTAGATGTTGATGCTGGTACTTACGAAGGCGAGATTGAGGCAGAAGACTCAACTGGGCGTAAGCAAACCATCTTTGATAAACTAAAGTTTAAGGTAAGAGCAGACTTCTAGTACAGTGGCTATACGCGCCTCAATATCCTACGCATCACTGCAAGCTAGTGTATCGTCAGCTAAACCAGCTGCGAGTATTACATATGAGTTAGCTAACGCTACAGGTATATGGACTGACCCAGACTCTAAGAATAGAGTGCTTAAGGATGAGTTTCCTTTATCAGACGTACGCTTCAACCTTGTAGAAAAGAATTTAACAGATAGTGTACCTCTAGTAGATGTTAGCGCCTATGACTTCGCTGCATTAAAAGCAGATAGCTTTACCTTTGCTGATACCTTCGCAAGGGTTGTAGCATACCACCGTAGCTTCACTGACGCCTTCACTCTAGACGACCTAAGCCAAATTGATAAAGACTTCTATGGTAACAAGGGCAACATCTTTGCTTTCACAGACATCATAGGGCTAACTTACAATAAAGTCTTCACAGACAGCTATACGGTAGGTGATGTAGTTTCAGTGGTTAACACCTTCAAACGTGAATTTACTGATAGCGTAGTTCCAGGGGATACCTCATATTTAGACATCTCTAAAATATCAGATGATGACTTCGTGTTCGCTGATTCACAGGCTAAAGCATCTAGCAAAGCTACTACAGATATCTTTAGCTTTAGTGACATCCCCTCTGTAGGAACATACTTACCGAAATCAGATGACTTTAGCTTATCTGAGATGTACTTAACCGCAATTACTAAGCACGTTACAGATGCTTTTGTTCTAGACGATGCTACACAGGTAAACAAGGATTACTCAGGTAACAAAGGAAACCTCGTAGCGTTTACAGATGTATTAAGCAGAGTACTGCAGTACAAGCGTGCCTTTTCAGAAACACTAACCTTTACTGATGTACCGGCGTTAGGCCTGCAAAAGAAAGTTAGTGACATGTTTAGTGTCTACGATGAGAAGTCAAACCCTCTAAATGCTAGCACATTAAATGCACAATCGTTTAACGCACAAGAGAACCCTGTACTAATTACCACAGGGATAGGTAGTAGTGACGGTGTAGGCTTTACCGAAGTAGCAGCAGTTACCCAAAGTAAGGCACTAACCGACTCCACTGTAGTCGATGACACAAATGCGATATTAGTAAGCAAGCCTAAGACCGATTCCTTCGGTGTGTCGGATGACAGCTATGTTAGTAGCGGGGTTAACCCTTCGGACAGCATTTCGTTCGGGGACTCGTACGAAAGGGTACTAAGTAAAGTATTAAGTGACGCCTTTGTTTTAGATGACGCAGCGCTAATCAACAAGAACTATCTTGGTAACAAGGGCAACCTAATTGGGTTATCAGAGTTGGTATCGTTAGTTACTACATACAAGAGAACTATAAGCGACTCCGTTGCTTTTAACGAAACCCTTGATACAGTATTCAACAAAAACGAAACAGAAAACATCACACTAAATGAGTTAACAGGAGTTACCTCTAGTAAAACACTAGGTGAAAACTTCACATTTAATGATGGTTATGGTTTACAATTAGCGAAACACGTTACTGACGCCTTCACACTAGATGATGCTGCGTTAGTGGACAAAAACTATATTGGAAACAAAGGTAACATAATGAGTTTAAGCGACCTAGTTGAGGTTAATCTCATACGTAGTAATCAACTAGGAACGAGAAACTTAAACACAATGCCATTTAACTAGGAGAAAGACAAATGATTAACGATAACTTTGCACTAACAGGTGCTTTAACAATCGCAGTAAATAACGAAGTAGTACAGAAGACTGAGAACTTAGTAGTCTTAGTAGGTAAGAAGTGGGTTGCTAACCGTCTTAAGGACACAGGCACATCACCTACACACACGATTAAGTCAGAAATGTCACACATGGCTATTGGTACTGATACTAACCCTATCGGTACACACCCTGTACTAGCATCTCACACAGCTTTGGTTACAGAAACAGACAGAAATACTTTAACTACTGATGGTGGTACTGTTACTGACAACGCTATTGAGTACGCATGTACTTGGGCAGCAACAGACGGAACAGGCGCTATCACTGAAGCAGGTATCTTTAACGCTGCAACAGGTGGTGACATGTTTGCACGTACTAAGTTTGCAGTAGTAAACAAAGGCGCAGCTGACTCTATGACGATTACTTGGACTATCACAGTATCTTAATAGAACTATAAATACGGAGGACAGCTATGTCTGTTAAGTTTAGTAACAATGCGGTCACTACACTGTCCGCCGGTATATCGGCAGGAGCTACAAGTTTTACTGTAGCGTCCGCTTCCACATTCCCAACACTCGCTTCGGGTGATTGGACTTATGTATCTCTAACTTCTGAAGTTGTTAAAGTAACTGCTATCAGTGGTACTACATTTACTTGTGATGCTACAGTAAACGCTCATGCTAGTGGTGAGAGTGTAGAACTTCGTATGACAGCAGAGTTGTTAAACGACTTCGCTGAAGACACAGAAGCACTACCTCTAGCTGGTGGTACTATGACTGGTACTATCGCAGACTTCACCTCAACAGGTATTGATGATAATGCTACAAATAATAGCCTAACATTAACAGACTCAGCATATACTTTTACAAGTACAAACTCAGCCCCAATTTTAAAACACGAAACTACGCACGGTAGTGGTATTCCTCTATTTGATTTAAAAGGCGCAGCTTCTACACAAATTAGATACCTAAATGAACTAGGTGCTGTTCAAACAAGAATAGATATGGGTGATAGTGGAACAACTAGTTTCGTTGATGCTGCTAGCAAT